ACCTGCATACACTACTGAGTTGCATATATTGTACTCCATTGCATCAATCAACTCACTCAATGTTGTATACAATTCTGTATTTGAGTATATTTTCTCATTGATTTTGCGTAGCGTATTGGTAAATTTCTTGATCAGTTTTTGACTGTAATGATGATCAAATTTAGTCTGGTCCATTGGCATCTTATAACGCTTAGGTGTCATTGTAGCTTTGTAATTATTAAGTGAATAAGCCTCTATACCACTACTTATGACGCTCTCCGGCATCATAGATTTCACATCGTGTGAAAAAGCTGCATATAGGATTGCCTGCTGTACATAAGTTGTCAAATCTGTGTTCGCTATTAATCTGACTTTGCCACTCTCTTGTTTTTGTTGCACATAGATTTCACCTGGTTTCTTAGTGCTTATTGTTCCATCTATTATCTGCGTCAGAAATTCAATCCCTTCGTTTAACATATACTGTGTCTTCGACTGTACATTCTTTTCTCCATTGACCACTTCTTTCGTTCTGCTTGAACCATCCGCCATACAAGAGGCGAAACTTGCTTCCAGTAGCTGTTTTTTGGTACTCATGGTATTTGTCGTAAGACGCACTAGCCTCATACGATCTTGTATCTCTGCGTCCATTGCTTCCGACAAATCGTTTGGTGCAAATAATGTTTCAAATATTGGTCCATGATCCTTGATCCATGCCTGCGTTCTCTCAATCAGCTTTGATTCTTTCAGTCGATTGGTATAGCCTAATACCGATTCCATATTACTGAGAAAACGTAGCACACTTCTGCTACGACTGCAATGTAAGTAAGCAGCTTTAAAACTCTTGAATAAGTGCATCATATCTGCTTCGCTGCCTATAATATAGTGTGTGCCTTTTAACAATTGTATGATATCTTCGTAGCTTTGCTCTTCTAAAGCACACAAGTACAGTTGCAAACCTTCTGGATGTATGTCCCATTGCCAGTTCATCACTTGCTCAAATCTTTGTACCCTAGCTTTATTTATCATTCCCAACACACTAATTTTCTTCTGACAATTATAGTTTATACTATCATAGCTGGACCTTGGCTGTGTGATGAAATGTATTAGCAGTTCTAAGTCTGTCGCATCATAATGCAATAACATGTTTAAATGATTTGCGAATTCTTTCGCTTGTTGCTGATAACTGAGGGAGCCATTTAGTTTCTGTGCTTGCTCGCCATCTGTGCACTTTGGTAGAACACCCAATGAATGCATTGAATGTCTCAATTGGGAACTTAGTCGCGGATTTGATACATAAGTCGATGTTCGGGAGTGTCACCGTAGTACTACCTACG